GAGAGTCGCAAAAAACGTGAAGCAGCCCAGAAAGACTTCCTTGAGTTTGTTAAGGTGATGTGGCCTGAGTTTATTCACGGATCACATCATGCAAAGATGGCCAGAGCGTTTGAGCGGGTAGTAAAGGGAGACCTTAAGCGGTTAATTATCAATATGCCGCCTCGACATACGAAATCTGAATTTGCATCTAACATGCTGCCGGCATGGTTTTTAGGGTTGTATCCTCACAAGCAGGTTATGCAGATCTCACATACGGCAGACATGGCCGAGGGTTTCGGACGTAAAGTACGTAACTTGGTTGACTCTGACATATACAATTCGGTATTTCCTGATACACGCCTGCGACGTGACTCAACCGCTGCGGCTCGATGGAATACGGACAAGAAAGGTGTGTATATCGCGATGGGTGTTGGCGGCGCGGTAGCGGGTAAAGGTGCTGACCTCCTAATTATTGACGACCCGATCTCAGAACAAGAAGGTAAAGGTCTGGACTCAGGTCCATTTGATGCTGTGTATGATTACTATATGACAGGTCCTCGTCAGCGGTTACAGCCGGGCGGCGCCATAATCGTAGTCCAGACTCGATGGAATAAGCGAGATCTTACCGGTCGACTGGTTGATAGCATGATGCGAAACCCCGACGGCGATCAGTGGGAAGTGATCGAGTTCCCTGCAATCTTACCAAGTGGTCAACCACTATGGCCGGAGTTCTGGAAGCTTGAGGAGCTAGAGAAAACCAAGATCTCTCTGGATAACCGGTTCTGGCAAGCACAGTACCAACAGAACCCGACGTCTGAAGAAGGTGCGATTATCAAGCGTGAGTGGTGGAGAGTCTGGGATAGAGATGCACCGCCTAATAATATTGAGTTCACACTACTGTCGTGGGATACCGCGTTCGAGAAACATAACCGGGCTGACTACAGTGCGTTGACGGTGTGGGGTGTGTTTTATATAGAGGATGAGGAAGGGGTTTTACGTCCGAATATCATTTTACTTGATGCTGTTAAGAAACGTGTGGAGTTCCCAGAACTGAAGGAGTGGGCGTACGAGGCGTATCAAGAGTGGCAACCAGATAGTGTCATCATTGAGAAACGGGCTTCTGGTGCGTCATTAATACAAGAGTTGCGTCGTATGGGTGTACCGGTGCAGGAGTACACGCCGACTAAAGGTAATGACAAGATTTCAAGACTTAACAGTGTGGCTGATATTTTTGCATCAGGGTTCGTGTGGGCGCCGGAGGCGAGATGGGCTGATGAGCTGATAGACGACGTTGCCTCTTTCCCAGCAGGAACGCACGACGACCTTGTCGATACAGTTTCACAAGCAATGCTAAGGTTCCGTCAAGGTGGGTTCATCGGCACAAAAATGGATGAACCGGAAGAGGAACATTACTTTAGACGAAAAGCAGCGTATTATTGAGCGAAGCTTTTTACCTTATAGGATTATCCAACATGGCAATTGATAAATCGTTATACCAAGCCCCACAAGGCATTGGATCATTACCCGAAACACCGGACTTAGAGATCGAAATTGAGAACCCTGATGACGTCACAATGACAATCGGTGGTATAGAGATTGACTTGATGCCTGATAGAGACACGTCTGAAGATTTCAACGCTAACTTAGCGGAAGAAATGGATGAGAAAGACCTGTTAACTCTAGCCGGCGACTTACTGTCTGACTTTGATAATGATATTGCCTCAAGACGTGATTGGTTGCAAACATATGTCGACGGTATTGAGCTGTTAGGTATGAAGATTGAGGAGCGGTCAGAGCCTTGGGAGGGTGCTTGTGGTGTGTATCACCCTCTATTAAGTGAAGCATTGGTGAAATTCCAAGCTGAAACCATGATGAGTACGTTCCCTGCAGCGGGTCCGGTTAAAACTCAGATCATTGGTAAGGAAACACAAGAGAAAAAAGACGCAGCGACACGTGTCCAAGAGGACATGAACTATCAGTTGACTGATGAGATGACCGAATTTAGGCCAGAGCACGAGCGTATGCTGTGGGGCTTAGGTATGTCGGGTAATGCGTTCAAGAAAGTGTACTTCGATCCGCATTTAGACCGCCAAGTTTCCGTATTTGTCCCCGCTGAAGACCTCGTTGTACCTTATGGTGCGATGAATTTAGAGCAAGCAGAGCGTGTAACTCACGTAATGCGCAAGACAGAGAACGATTTGCGTCGTTTACAGGTGGCTGGCTTCTATAGAGATGTTGATTTGGGTGAACCAGACAACGTTTTGGACGAAGTCGAGAAGAAAATCGCTGAAAAAATGGGCTTTAGAGCGACATCTGACGACCGATACAAGGTGTTGGAGATGCACGTTGACCTCGATTTGCCGGGTTTTGAGCATGAAGAAGACGGTGAAACGACCGGTATTGCCCTGCCATACGTGGTTACTGTTGAGAAAGGCAGCAATACAATCTTATCTATCCGTAGAAACTGGGAGGAAGGCGATGAATCGTATCAAAAACGTCAGCATTTCGTGCATTACGGCTATGTGCCGGGTTTTGGTTTTTATTGTTTCGGGCTTATTCATCTTGTTGGCGCTTTTGCTAAATCTGGCACTTCTCTTATTAGACAGCTTGTGGACGCAGGTACATTGTCTAACCTCCCGGGTGGCTTCAAAGCTAGAGGAATGCGGATTAAAGGTGATGACACCCCGATAGCCCCGGGTGAATGGCGTGATGTAGACGTACCACAAGGCACTATGCGGGATAATATGGTTCCGTTGCCATATAAAGAACCTAGCCAGACATTAATGGCGTTACTTAACCAGATTGTTGATGAAGGTAGACGGTTTGCTAACGCAGCCGACTTACAGATTTCTGATATGTCAGGTCAAGCACCTGTAGGCACCACACTGGCTATTTTAGAACGTACTCTGAAATCTATGAGTGCGATTCAAGCACGTGTTCACTATAGCTTTAAGCAAGAGTTGGTATTGTTAAAAGGTATCATCGCTGCCTACGCACCGGAAGACTATAACTACGAGCCAGATACCGGCAGTAGAAAGGCTAAACGTTCTGACTACTCGATGGTTGACGTTATTCCTGTGTCTGACCCAAACGCCTCTACAATGGCGCAGAAGATTGTCCAATACCAAGCGGTACTACAGCTGGCGCAGCAGTCGCCTCAAATCTACAACATGCCGTTGTTACACCGTCAGATGCTGGACGTGTTGGGTGTTAAAGATGCTCCGAAGTTAGTACCGATGGCTGAGGATATGAAACCGTTAGACCCGATCACAGAAAACCAAAATGTGTTGGCAATGAAACCTGTGAAAGCGTTCTTAACTCAAGACCACCAAGCACATATTCAAGTGCATATGGCTGCTATGCAAGACCCGAAAATTCAGCAGTTGTTACAGGGTAATCCAGCAGCACCTCAGATTGCAGCAGCAGCGCAAGCACATATCGCTGAGCATTTAGGGTTTGAGTACCGCAAACAGATCGAACAACAGTTAGGGTTTGCATTGCCACCACAAAAAGACGAGTCAGGTGAAGACATTCACATGGACCCTGAAGTAGAAGCTAAGTTGGCGCCGTTATTGGCTCAAGCAGCGCAACAGTTGTTACAAAACAACCAAGCAGAAGCAGCTAAACAACAGGCTCAACAACAAGCACAAGACCCATTGGTTCAGATGCAGATGCAAGAGTTGCAGTTAAAAGCAGCAGAGCAGCAGCGCAAAGCGCAGAAAGACCAGGCAGATATTCAGCTTAAAGCACAACAGATTCAAGTTGAACGCGAGCGTATCGCAGCACAAGAACGCACAGCAGCACAAACCAATAAAATTAACTCGTTGAAATCCGCAGCAGAGCTAACTGCTAAACGTGATGGTGACGCCGCTCGATTGAAAATTGATGGTTTAAAAACAGCAGCACAGATTACTGAGCAGAAACGTAGCAGTAATCAGAAGATGGCGATTGATGCGTTGAAAACAGCGGCAACGCTGGAAGCTCAGACAAAAAACAAACCGACAAAAGGTGAATAATGAATGCATTTGAATTGTTGATCCAACAGATCAATGAGGAAGTCGAACTAATCCAAAATGCTATCTGCCACGGGAAGGCGGATAGTTTTGACGAATATAAACGGCTCTGTGGTGAGGTACGAGGGTTACTCATCGCTAGGGAATTAACTGAAACCCTTAGAAACAAAATGGAGAACTCAGATGACTGAGATATTACTGGCTACAAACCCCAGTAAACCGCAAGTAGTTGGTGCTGTTAACTTGGAAGCCACCCCTGAAGAGAAAGCAAGCCAGCTACCTAAACCATCGGGTTACCGCATCTTATGTGCTATTCCTGAAGTAGAAAAGGAATACGAAAGCGGCATCATTAAAGCTGATGTCACTATGAAGCACGAAGAAGTATTAACCACTGTTTTATTCGTAGTTGCTTTAGGTCCAGATTGCTACCCAGAAGAGA